GTGGTATGGAAAACCTTTCTGGTTCTTTGGGCGGTCAGAGACCCAGTCCATATTCTGCTCCGCAAATGCCTCAAATGGGCGGTGGTTTCGGTGGCAATCAAGGCATGCAGCAGTTTATGCAGTTCATGCAAACCATGATGCAGATGTTTCAACAGTTTCAAGGTGGTGGTGGGCGAGGCATGGGCGGTGGTTTCCAAGGGCCATCTCCATTTAGGCCGCAACAGCAGCAGTATGGACAATACCAACCGCGAAGAATGTCAAATCAGTTCAACTCTAACAACGCCTTTGGCGGGTATTAAAAGTTATGCGAATTAACATACCAGGGATCGGGCTTCAAGATATTGATGTTGATGAAATTATTGGAAGAGCTTCAACAATTCCCAGGCCTCCGTTAAATAAAAAAAGACCATTGCCAGCGAGCAGACCTATTTATTCGCCTATAATAAGCGGGGGATTCCCTAGTAAAAAAGGACCAATTTTCGGAATTAGTCCTTCAACACCGACAACCCCAGAAGAGCAGCAAATGGCAAGAGAGATGGCAGCTCAAGTTTTTGGTGGAAGTAGACGGAAAAGACCAATGCCAGTGGGTGAACCGCAACCAATGCTATTGGAAGGCTCTGAAACAATAAACATCCCTGGCGTTGGGCCGATTCAATTGCCAAGCACAGCCCCTGGTTCTTTAAATGAGGAACAAACCAGAGAAATACTTAATGAAGTTGTAAGTTCTCGTCTGGAAGACCCGTTTGGAAATCCATTTGAAGGACTTGGTGATAGGATGCGAGAGGCTCAAGAGGCTGATGATGTTATTTATGAATTTCCAGATGACCCATATGCAGCTTATAGAAACCGAGAAGACGATGATGATGAGGACACTCCTCCAGCAGACTTTCAATCACCCTCTGAGTATTTGTCTGAACAGGAAATGCAAAACATCACAACTCCAAATCCATCATTAACCGAAGAGCAACTAAGGCAGTTGTACACTTCTGGAATGATGGATTATGACGATGACTACTTTACAGATACTGAAGGTATGTTTGGAGAAGCTGGCCAAAGGTATAATCTTGGTGTTCCTCAAGACAGAATCGATGAGATTGCACAAGAGATTAATTTTAGCAGCAATCAGCCTGTAGAGACTCAACCAATAAAAGCTCCTCCTGCGCCGCCTGTTAACCCATTTGAGGGATTTGTTCCCAGAAACATAATAGGCCCGTCATTTGATCCAAAGGATGTAAGCGCGCAACAGAAAATGGTTGCTGATGCAAGAGCAAGAATGACCCCTGGCGCTAACATACAGGGCGGCGGTTATTTGACTTACGACAACCCCATACTTGGTAACAAACAGACCCAATTTGGCGGGTATGGCCAGCCGATGCCTACAGCGCCTCTAATGAATTATGCGGGATTATCCTCCCCCATAACTTATTCAACACCTGCTCCTGATCCAGATAAAGAAATCATTAGGTAAATGGATGCAGTTTCCTTAGCTTCTTATATCAATAAGAAGCTTAAACAGTACGAACAAGGCCACATGGAGTATCTTGCTTCTGGCGGTGTAAAAGATATGGAGGAATACAAATTCGTCATGGGTGAGTTATCGATGCTTCGCACCCTGCGAGAAGACCTGCGAGAAGCATTGCACATAGAAGGAGATGAAATCGATGAGTGAACCACAAGTGGACGCTCTCGCACAAACGTCTATATCAGACGCATACGTTAGCGAGGAAAGTCGGGTCTTAGACCCAGCCGTGTTAGATAAATCATTAATAGAAAGAATGCCAGAGCCTGTTGGATGGAGGATCTTGGTCCTTCCATACAAAGGCAAAGGCGTGACAGAAGGCGGTATACAGCTTCTGGAATCTACAGTGGATAAAGAAAATCTAGCTACTTCAGTTTGTTATGTCATTAAGGTAGGCCCATTGGCTTATCAGGATGACGCTAAGTTTGGTGGGATTCCATGGTGTAAAAAAGGTGACTGGGTTCTTATTGGAAGATACGCAGGAGCTCGTTTTGCTTTGGAAGATGATCACGAAGTTAGGATTATTAACGACGATGAAGTAATTGGAACAATCTTTGATCCAAATGATATTAAATCTGCATAGGTGAAAACATGGCTGAAGAAACATTAACAGAAGCTTTAGAAAAGCTGGATGACGAAAATATCCAAAGTGCTGCTCTTCCTGAATCAAGGAGGGTAGAAGAAGAAACATCTGAAGAAGTTGCAATCATTGATCTTGATGAGGATGACGTTAAGGACATTGAACCAATAACCGAAGATGTTGTTAAAGAAGAGTTTGAACCTAAACCAAGTATTGATGAAGAAGAACTTTCTGAAACTGAAAAGAGAGCCAGAAAAGCTCAAGACAGAATCAATAAGGCAGTAGGTCAAGCTAAAGAATATCAGCGTAGAGAGTTGCAGGCTTTGCAATATGCAAAAGAGTTGCAGGATAAAAACCAACAACTCTCTAGCCAACTGGTTCAATCTCAAACTCAATCAACTGAACAGAACATGAAGCTTCAGGAAGGTTATAAGGATGAGTTTGAGAACAGAGTTGAGACTCAAGCTAATGCTGCCAAGAAAGCATTAAAGACTGCTTATGAATCTGGTGACGCCGAAACTATGGCCGAAGCACAACAGATGTTGGCTCAAGCGGAAGCGGATCGATCTGCTTTGAATCGATATAATCAAGAGCTTGAAGAATACAAAGTTCAATACCAGAACTGGGCCGAAGAGCAACAGGCTAGGCAAGAACAACAGATTCAGCCTATGCAACAACCTGCACAGGAACCACTCTATGAAGAGCCTTCCGTCAAAGCCCAACAGTGGGCTGAAGACAACGAATGGTTTGGAACAGACCAAGTCATGACTAATGTGGCGTTTGCCATACATCAGGAATTGACTGCGCAGGGCATTGACGCTGAGTCTGATGACTATTATAGTCAAATCGATAACCGTATGAGGCAAGAGTTGCCTCATAAGTTTAATAACGCAGGAGACAATAAACCCGTCCAAACAGTAGTCTCCGGTACGCGCACGACAGGAAGTGGACGCAATCAAAATAATCGTAGGATTGAATTGAGTCCTAGCGAACAGCAACTTGCTAAAAAGCTAGGAGTACCGTTCAAAGAATACGCAAAACAAAAGATGAGGTTAGAAAGATCATGAGCGAAGAAACAGGAAAAGGATCTAATAGAACACCAAGGAATGCTTCTTCTCGGTCCACAGAGGCTGCAAGAAAACCATGGACACCACCTCAAGTCTTAGAGACTCCTGAACCCCCGCCTGGTATGAAATATAGATGGGTAAGAACATCTATAAGAGGCGAAGATGATAAAACCAATGTTCACATGAGATTCCGTGAGGGATACGAACCCGTGAAACCAGAAGAAGTTGTTGGGTATGAATTACCTACAATTGAAGATGGTAAGCATGCAGGCACTGTTGGCGTTGGTGGTTTGATTCTTTGTAAGATTCCAGAAGAAACGGTGGCAGAAAGGAATGCTCACTTCGAGCGTCAAACAGAAAACCAAATGAAAGCGGTTGATAATGACTTGATGCGAGAAGAGAATCCTGCAATGCCTATCTCTAGGGATAGAAAAACGCAGGTTTCATTTGGGAGTCCTAAAGCGTAGCTTTGGACATTATTTTGATTATGTTTACGGAGAAATAAAAGATGGCTAATAATGATGCCGCTTTTGGGATGCGTCCAACCAGGATGATAGGCGGTGCGCCTTACACTGGTGGACAAAGCCGTTACAGAATCGCCGCAAACTACGGAACAAGTATCTTCCAGGGCGACATGGTTGCCCAGGTTACCGGAGGTGGTGTAGAAGTACACGCTGATGGTGGTACTGTGCCTATAGTTGGTGTATTCAACGGATGTCAGTACACTGACCCCACAACTAGTGAGCAGGTTTATAGTAACTACTATCCTGCTAGTACAAACGCTTCTGATATCATTGCATTTGTAATTGATGATCCGAATGTCGTTTATGAAATTCAAGCAGACGCAGCGTTCCCAGTTGCCGATTTGTTCGGGAACTTTGACATCGTCTATACTTCTTCTGGAAGCACCGTAACTGGTATTTCTGGAGCAGAGCTTGAAGTATCAACTGGTGCAACTACAGCAGCCTTGCCTATAAAAGCAATTGATATCTCAACTGACCCTGAGAATTCAGACGTTGCTTCGGCAAATACAAATGTTTTAGTTGTTATTCAAAACTCAATATTCGGCCAAAAAGGCGCTGGATTAGCATAGGAGGCTAAATAATGGCTATTTCAAGAGCACAATTAGCCAAAGAGCTAGAGCCAGGACTCAACGCTTTATTTGGCATGGAGTATGCGCGTTATGAAAACGAGCATGCAGAGATTTTTGAAACTGAATCTTCAGACAGAGCGTTTGAAGAGGAAGTACTAATCGTTGGTTTCGGTAATGCTGAAGTCAAAACTGAAGGGCAGGGCGTGAACTACGACCAGGCTTCTGAAGGTTTTACTGCCAGATACACCCATGAAACCGTATCACTTGCATTTGCGCTTACAGAAGAGGCTGTAGAGGACAACCTTTATGACCGACTTGGCGCACGTTATACCAAGGCTTTGGCTAGAAGTATGGCGCACAGCAAGCAGGTTAAAGCTGCTAACGTATTAAACAATGCGTTTAGTTCAAGCTTTACTGGCGGTGACGGGGTTTCCCTGATCAACACAAGCCACCCACTAGCTGGTGGAGGCACGCTTGCTAATCGAGCATCTACAATGAGCGACCTTAATGAGACCTCATTAGAAAATGCTTTGATCAGCATTAGTACTTTTGTTGATGACAGAAACATGATCTTGGCTCTTCAAGGAACCAAGTTGATTGTTCCTCCTCAACTTCAGTTTGTTGCTGATCGATTGCTTGAAACACCTGGAAGGGTTGCTACAGCAGATAACGACATCAACGCTATCAGGAACATGGGGCTGTTACCGCAAGGTTATTCAGTCAACCATTTCTTGACAGACACAGATGCGTTTTTCTTGCTTACTGACTGTCCTGATGGGTTTAAGCACTTTGAGCGTTCTCCAATATCCACCTCGATGGAAGGTGACTTCGATACTGGTAACGTGCGCTACAAAGCTAGAGAGCGATACAGCTTTGGATTCTCGAATCCACGCTGCGTATTCGGTTCTCAAGGAGCTTAAAGCAGATAGGGGGCTTTATGCCCCCTTTATTACTGGGATACATTAGCCCTAGCGACTGGCCCAGCAGACGCTTACGAAGACTCTAGGGCGAAACCTTTCGTAAGGAGGAAACCTGATGGCTCAGACAACTTTTACTGGCCCAATTCGATCCTTGTCTGGCGTTATTAGCGCAGGATACAACGGAGTTGTTAGCTTAACTGCTGATACCACTCTTACTGTCGCTGCCCACGCTGGAAGACCGTTACTTTGTAATGATGCAGATGGTAAGTTCACTCTTCCAAGCATTGTTGTAACGGAACCCACTGACAAGGGAGATCCCAACCAAACAGCCAATCTAGGAGCTCAGTTCACTTTTATAGTTGTAACTGCTGCGACTGATATGGATATTTTAACTGACGGCACTGACAAGTTTGTTGGTGGCGTTTACACTGGTGTCGATGACGCAACAGGCAAGACCTTTATATCTGGCGCATCTAACGATGTTATTACCCAGAATGGTTCTACAAAAGGCGGTTTGGCAGGAAGCATCATACGAGTGACTGCAATAGCAAGTGCTAAATATGCAGTAGAAGGTTTGATACTAGGTTCTGGTACTTTAGTTACTCCTTTTGCTGACGCTTAATATAGGAGCAAATTGATATGGCTACTCGTATCACGGGCAACGATGTAAAAACTGCAACAGTTACGGCTGATGGAGCATTAGTGGATCACCCTTGCAGATTGCGAGGGTTGATCGTTGCTGGTGGCAGTTCTGATGGCTCTGTTATCTTTTATGATAACGATAGTGCAGCCAGTGGAACTGCGTTATTAACTCTTGGAGTTAACGCCAACACCAACGAAACATTGAACATACCAGACCAGGGTGTCTTTGCTTCTAATGGTGTATTCGCAGATGTCACTAATGTGGATCGTGTAACTATCTTTTTTTCATAGGAAAAAATTATGGCGACATCAGGGTCTAGAGACTTTGAACCAGACGTTGCGGAGTACATAGAAGAAGCGTTTGAGCGGTGCGGTCTTGAGTATCGAACAGGATACGATGGCATCACCGCTCGACGTTCTTTGAATCTGTTGTTTGCTGACTGGGCTAATAGAGGCTTGAATCAGTGGACGATTACGAACACAGCTACCACGCTATCTAAGTCTGATCAATTTATTGATTTAACATCAACAACAATTGATGTCTTGGATGTAATCATTAGAAGAACTGAGAACAGTCAAACTACTGATATCCAAATGAATCAGATTGGAAGATCTGAGTATTGGAATATACCCAGTAAAGATACAGAAGCCAGGCCAACGCAATGGTTCTTGGACAAACAAATAACTCCCAGGCTTTACATATGGCCTGCTTCCGAAAACAGCACTGATCAATTGATTATAAACCGATTGGTTAGGATTGAGGATGCAGACGCTGGTGCTAACACAGTGGACATGCCTTTTAGGTTTTACCCTTGTTTAGCTGCTGGATTGTCATATTACATAGCATTAAAGAAAGCTCCTGATCGAGTAACCATGCTCAAAGGATTCTATGAAGAAGAATTTGCTAGAGCAGCAGATCAAGATCAAAGCAGGGCATCACTTACGATATCTCCTGGTCTTAGATCCAGGATAGCCTAATGGCTTATGCTACAGGCAAACACTCACTTGCCATATGCGACAGATGTGGGTTCAGGTATAAGTACACTCAGTTAAGAAAAGAATGGACTGGATTCTTTGTTTGTTCTGAATGTTATGAGCCTAAAGAACCTCAACTTGATCCAGTTCCTCATGTTGCTGACCCAGAGGCATTACGCAATCCAAGAACACAAGTTCCTTCATCTCTTGTAGCTGGAGAAGGTGTTGTTAGGACCATCGATGCTAATTCGATGATGACTACAACTGGTGATAGTATTGGTTTTGCGTTTAGCATGGATGCATCTACAGGGGAAATAGGCACAGTAACGGTGGTAACAACATGAGTTTTACATTAGCTACTTTAAAAACGGCTGTAAAAGATTACTGCGAAACATCAGAAAGTACTTTCGATACACAGCTGACTACATTCATACAGGAAGCAGAAGAACGAATACTAAAGAATGTTGAGCTTCCAGATTTCAGAAAGAATGTAACTGGCACATCAACCGCGAGTAGCACTTACCTATCTACTCCAAGCGATTTTCTTTCTCCTTACAGTTTGGCTGTAATATCAAGCAGTGTTTACAATTATCTGCTTTTCAAGCATGTATCGTTTGTCAGGGACTACACTCCTAATCCCGCAACAACAGGTCTTCCAAAATATTATGCAGTGTTTGATGAAAACACTTTTATCCTGGCTCCAACTCCAGACAGTAACTACACCTTTGAATTACATTACAAGCACAGACCTGCATCACTAACCGCAGGGGCTGACAGCGGAACAACCTGGCTATCTACCAACGCACCTGATGCATTGTTGTATGGAACCCTGGTTGAAGCTGCTACGTTCTTAAAGGTTCCAGAAGAAGTTGCTCAGTACGAACAAAGGTTTGTTTCTGCAACAGCTGCATTGAAGAGGCTTGGAGAAGGTTACGGTGCTAGAGATGAATTCAGATATGACATTGCGAGATAAAATTAATTATGTTTGAGATAGCAGTTGAATCAAGAGCAGGAGATGTTGTGGTCAAGACAACAGAGAATCGAGGACTATCTCCTGAAGAGCTCGCAGAAAGAGCGGTAGAACAAATAGTTGGTATATCTGATTCTGTTGATCCTATTGTTAGGCAACAAGCAGAAGCTTTTAAGAGTCGCATTTATCATGTAATTTTAGGTATCATTAAACAAGCGATTAAAAGCGATAGAACAACGCTTATTAACGAATTTATTCAGCAAGGTCATTTAGACATTGCGGATATATTAAGGAGACTGTAATGGCTATTACGACAGCGATGTGTACTTCTTTTAAGTCTGAGTTGCTTCAAGGAATACACAATTTTTATAATGGTTCTGGTGGAGGAACGACTACCACAACAGGGACAGGCAATACGTTTAAAATTGCTTTGTATACTAGTAGTGCAACTTTGTCTGCATCTACTACTGCTTATGCAACGACTAACGAAGTATCTGGTACGGGATATACTGCTGGTGGTAATACGTTAACCAACGTAGACCCAACCACATCAGGAACTACAGCACTTACAGACTTTGCTGATACTACCTGGTCTAGTGCTTCAATTACTGCGAGAGGGGCATTGATTTACAATTCTTCTACCACGGCAGGAAGTGCAAACAGAGCAGTGTGTGCGCTAGATTTTGGCGCAGACAAGACATCTACAAGTGGAGACTTTGTAATTCAGTTTCCAGCAGCAGATGCCAGTAACGCGATCATAAGAATCGCATAGGATATAGTGTGTGGCTGATGTCAAGGTTGCCTTTGATGGATGGAATTCTTCTTCTCATGGATGGGGCGAAGGAACGTGGGGTAATGGCGAAGCAGTACCTGGAGCAACAGGCGCTGTTGGTACGGTCTCGGTTGCGGCAGATGCGAATGTCAGCGTCACAGGCGTTGCGGGAACAGGGACTCTTGGATCGATTTCTGTATCCGCTGATGCGAATGTCAGTGTATCTGGCGTATCAGGCACTGGTACTCTTGGTTCAGTTACGGTCACAGGCACAGCAAATGTTAGCCCTACGGGCGTTGCAGGTACGGGAACGCTTGGGTCAGTTACAGTCTCAGCTGACGCAAGCACTTCGGTCACTGGTGTGGCGGGTACAGGGACTCTGGGATCAGTTACGGTTACGGGTGCGGCGACAGTCTCTGTCACAGGCGTGGCAGGAACATCAGGGATTG